CACCTACACCCCCGAACACGCCAACTAGACCGCCCAACACGCCAACGAAGACATCGAAACCACCAGACACGCCCACACCGTTTGACACACCGACACCTAAGCCTACCGACACTCCACTGCCTACAAGTACACCAACCGCTACCCCGTCGCCTACACCGACCCTAGTTCCTTGCGTGGTAGACCCAGACTGTGACGTGCTGTATGCTAGGATCGAAGAGTTGACAGCGCGGATCGAGGCGTTGACTGAACGCATCGGTGAGTTGCAGATGTACGCGATGGAACCGCCGGGTATCGTGGTAGAGCAGGAGTGCGAAGACTGTCCTTGGTGGCTCTATGTTGCAGCGGGGAGCGTGACGGGAACGCTAGTGAGCTGGATAATCACAGTGTTCGTGACGAACAAGGAGGGCAACCGTGAAGGAAAAGATCGTAGCATTGCTGACTGACAAACAGTTCTGGAGGGCGTCACTCAGATGGACGGGGGGCATAGCCGCGGCGTTCGTCTTCGTCATGGGGGCGGGCACAGTCATTGTAGCTTTCATCGAATCGCCCTGGGAGTGGATCAGCATCATGGCGATCATCCCGGTTAGCAGCCTATTGCTGGGAGCCGTGAGTATGCTACAGCACGCACCGATGGAAGATGCTGAGTTCGCCAAGCGACTGAGTCCTTTTCCTGGTGCCACCTGGAATGGCGAGGAGTGGGTACACTCGGAGGCGTGATATGCACATCGAACGAGTAGACGGCAGAAAGGCCATCCTGCACTGCGACATCTGCGAGGGCGACCACATGCTCATCGCCGCGCAAGGCGAGCTGGACGAAGGACAAGCTGCCCAAGAAGAAGGACGTAATAACTACGCATGTCTGACACATTCGACCAAAACGCACCCCTAAAGCGCATAGATGGCGAGACTCCGCGACGATATAGAGCCTTTTGTGACTACTATACGATGGGTTCTGGTAGGAGTATACGCAAGCTCCTTGTAGTGTACTGTCAACAAGCGGCTGATAGCTCGCAAACGAAACCACCTACAAAACGCCACGTCACTCTAGGCAAGTGGTCTTCTCGTTTCCATTGGCAAGATCGCATTGTCCGCCAGGTGGAAATTGAAACAAAGCAGTTGGCCCGCGAGATGGCAGAAGAACGGGCACGCATCGCTCGTCAGGACTTAGATCAGGCAGACAAACTACGCGATCTGGTGGGGCAGGCATTGGAAGCTGGGCCTACATTCGTTCGACGCAAGGTCAAGCGTGGGAAGCCCAAGGTCATCAAGGATGGTGAGGTCATCAAGGAAGGTGAACCTGAGCTAGTCAGCGTAGCCCTTGATACACGCTTCGTAGTGACTGGGGCCAAGACGGCTTCAGACCTTGCGAGACGTGCTGCGGGCATGGAGACGGAAAAGCTGGATGTTACCAGTGGAGGCAAACCGCTTCCTGCACCGCAAATCTACCTTCCGGCCGTCAGAGAAGAAGACGAGAAAACCGAGGAAACAGAAGAGTGAATGTGGAGTCACTGGCGGATTGGCGACCAAGCCGTGGCCCGCAAGAGCAATTTCTGAGCTCGTCTGCCTTTGAGGTTCTATATGGTGGGGCAGCTGGTGGAGGTAAGTCTGACGCCTTACTTGCGGAAGCGGTACGGCAGATTGGCAATCCGATTTATAGGGCTATCATTCTACGTCGGACATATCCAGAGCTTGAGGCACAAGGCAGCATCATAGACAGAAGCCAAACGCTCTATCGCATCTACAATGGCGATTATCTTCGACAGCAGCATGTGTGGCGTTTTGCTGGTGGGGCTTCTATCGGCTTCGGCCACATGCAACGTGAAGCTGATCGCTTTCAGTATCAGGGAGCACAGTTTGCATTCATTGGCTTCGATGAGCTAACGCACTTTACCAAGACACAGTATCTCTACTTATTCAGTCGTTGTCGTGCTCCAACTGACGCGGGATTGCGCTGCTATATTCGAGCAGCAACGAACCCTGGCGGGGTTGGTCATGAATGGGTCAAGCGGCGTTGGGGTGCTTGGCTTGACAAGGATCACCCGAATCCTGCCAAGCCCGGAGAACTACGCTGGTATGCGATGCTCGATGGAGTGGATAGCGAAGTATCACACAACCACCCAGAAGCCCGGAGTAGGACATTCATCGGAGCGAAGGTGACAGATAACCCGTACTTGGCCGGCACAGAATATGAGCGGAACCTTCAGGCATTGCCGTTGGTGGAGAGGGCGCGGCTACTGGATGGGGACTGGGATATCATGCCAGGTGCCGGCCTGGTGTTTCAGCGTGAGTGGTTCGACATTGTGCAGACCGCTCCAGCAAAAGCACGAAAGGTGCGCTTCTGGGACTTGGCCGCTACCGAGAAGAAGGCAGCGAAGGATGATCCTGACTACTCGGTTGGTACACGTATGAGCAGCACGCCCGATGGGCTGTACTATATTGAGCACGTCATCAGAATGCGTGGCAAGTGGGGTGATGTCAGGCCGACGCTACGCCAGACAGCCATTGCGGATGGAATCGCTGTGCAGGTAGGTGTTGAGCAGGAACCAGGCGCATCTGGCAAGGCGTTGGGTGCCGAGATCGTCCGGCACTTGGCTGGCTTTCCAGTGACGGTAGTTCGGCCGCAAGGGGATAAGGTGACGCGCGCCAATCCCTGGTCGGCACAAGCGCAGGCCGGGAATGTACGGTTGGTCAAGGGCAATTGGAACGAGGCATTTCTGGATGAGTGCCAGTGGTTCCCTGAGGGAGCACATGACGATCAAGTAGATGCTACCAGTGGTGCTTTCCAGATGTTGGCGACAGCATACTTGCAACTATGGTGATAATGATGACTGATGACGAACTGGTTGCTAGGGCAGGGTGTTTGTTTGGGATTGTGAAGCGACCTCGGTTTATCATATGCACTCAGACGAAAAGCTGCCTTATCATTCCATATCCAGGTTTTCGGTCGCATGAGATACCATTGCGAAAACGACGCTTATCCAACGGCCGCTATGTTCACGTAGGCTATAGTGCAGAGCCAGATGTGATGGTCATCAACAGAGCGGACTATGAACGCTTAACGGGGACGCTATGCCCAAGCACGACAAGCTGAGATGCGATCTGTGCAATCTTCCGTGGGCCACCATCTGTGATGATGGTACCCTAGTTGTCCAAGCTAGACACCACGGCGCGAGACATTACGGCACCATCAGCTTGCCAGAGTTGGTGCGCCGGTTTGTTGAGATCGGGTATAAGTTGGAGAAGGCGGAGAAGACTACGACACAAGGAGGCTAATATGCTAGGCGAGAGTATCTTGCTAGGACTGTTGATCGTGTTCTTGTATCTCAGTGGCGCGAAAGCAGAGACGATGCTGGGATACGGTGCTGGTGCATGGATTGTGCTCGCCTTCTTCGCGCGGCGGGCAAGGAAGGTAAAGGGGGCTTGACAAGCCCAAGATAGTGGTGTAGAATAGTACTGTATAGTGCTCTGAGGCTTTAGTAGCCCCTCTGCCAAACGGCAGAGGGGCTTTCTTGTTATGGCGAAATCATCTCGTGCCCGAAAGAGGCGGTCTACTGCACGGTCTCCTCTGGTAGCTCGTGCGCGTGATGCTTTGTACGTTCTCCGTAAGGGTTGGACTGGTCCTCGCACTATCCCCACAGACACGAAGACTGCTCCCTTCGTCTGGCCTACTTGGCGTGACAAGGAGCCTGCCTGGAAGATCACCAACTTCGACACGTATGCCAGGGAAGGATTCAACACCAACTCGCTCATCTATGCCGCGATCATGTTCAAGGCGTTCTCGATCATCGAAGCACCACTACGCGCCTATACTGGTGAAGAGGACAACCCTGATGGATCGTGATGGGAAGAAGCTACCAAAGACCATCTACAACTTACGCCCTGATCGCACCTTCATCATCCCGCAAGTAAAGAAGGACAAAGAGAAGCCTAGCTCTGGCCTCAAAGGTTTTCTCTACGTACCCGAAGGCAAGGCGAAGAAGGATGGCATTCCCATTGTCCCAGAGAACATGATCCACATCAAGATGCCCTATCCGCTAGACCCACTGGAAGGCTTTGGGGAGGGCTTGTCTCCCATTTCGGCTGCGGCCTATTCTGCGGACGTGGATAACGACATCACCAAGTTCCTCAAGCTGTTCTTCGAGAATGGCGCGATGCCTCCGGGTGTCCTGACCTCTGAGCTATCCCTGACCGAGACTGACGCTGCGACCGCCAGAGAACGCTGGAAGGAAGTGTATGGCGGCTATGAAAACTGGGCCGATGTGGTGGTGCTGGGCAAGGGATTGACCTACCAGCGCATGGGCCTTACCTTCGACGAGATGGGCTTCAGCGATCTTGACGGACGTAACGAGTCCCGTCTTGCGATGGTGTTTGGTGTGCCGTTGACACTTCTGGAGAATCGCCCTGAGTTGATCTCTTCGACGTACAACAACAAGCGGGAAGATCGGCGTATGTTCTGGGAGGATAGGTTTCGACCTGAGATGAAGCTGATCGAAGCCGAGTTCCGCCAGGCACTTGGCGAAAAGCAGGCGTGGCCCGCTTTTGACTTCGCCGGCGTTCCGGCATTGCAGAGAGACATCCCACAGCTTGTGACTGCTGCTCACCAGATGTGGACCATGGGCACGCCAGCCAATGTGGCATTCCAGACGATGGGCCTGGACGTGGAGGGGCTGCCCGATGGCGATGTGGCTTTCCTACCTTTCGGCGTGATGCGCGCAGGCGAGCAACCCACTACTCCTGTTGCAGGCACAACCGAGAAGAGCATCAAGTCGCGTGATCAGCAGATATGGGAGAAGGCCGACCGCCTAGCGCAGTCGTGGGAATCGAAGTTCTCCGCAACTGGTCGAGAGCAGTTCCAGCGAGAGTTGCGGGCTATACTCGCCATCATTGGGGATGCCAAGGCTAAGGCGACGCGCAAGAAAGCTACCCTCGCTTGGAATGAAGCGGAGGAGGAGATACGGGGGTTTCTGACTTCTGAGCAGTCGGGCAAGAGATGGACAGATGCCTTCCTACCGCTGATCGGCGGCGTGATGCTCGCTAGAACAGAACACGACGCATCGCTCTATGATATACCTTTGGCAGAGACATCGGTATTCATAGACCCAGCCAGCCTCTATGCAGTTGACTGGTTCAATGACTATACCCTGAAGTTCGCCCAGCCTATCATGGCTACGACCGAGCGTGAACTCAGCGCTTTGCTCCAACAGTCAGTGACAGATGGCTGGAGCATACCGGAAACCCAGAGACACATCACCGAGATGTTCGACCAGTGGATGGGTGGAAACTTGACCCCAGAGCAGTTCGAGTGGTTCGCTGAACGGATGCCCCCCTATCGTATTGAGATGATCGCACGAACCGAGACTATGCGGGCCTCAAACTCCGCAGCGAATCAACTCTACGATGAGTGGGGGATGGATCGCCAGTGGGTTGCTACGGTCGATAACCGTGTACGTGACACACACCTAGAAGCGAATGGTCAGACGGTAGCGGTAGGTGAGCCATTCAGTGTTGGCGGTGAGCGGCTTATGTTCCCCGGTGATCCTGAAGGCTCTCCAGGCAACACGATCAACTGTCGCTGCACCGTCGCGCCATACAACCCAGCGTGGGAATGAGCATGAACGTTATTGTCGAGTGTCCTAGATGTGGCGAAAAGATACTGGCGCAAACGGTTACTTGCGTCAAATGTCATCGGGGCGTCCAAGCGGCTCAGTGTGTGGTTGCACCGGTGGGGAGCAAGTATGCTGGTCAGTTCGTGTGTGCTCACTGCATAGACGGTGCTCGGAAGAAACCAGGGCCGAGCGAGATGAAGGAGAGCTGAGATGAGAAAGCACAGTACCAAAGAGTTTCCAGCAACGATCACGGGTATCGACGAGGACCAAGGGATCGTTGATCTAATCTTCAGTGTGTTTGGCGTCTTAGATGATGGGCATGATATCGTCCACCCTGGCGCTTTCACCAAGACAGTCACGGAACGCAGCCACAAAGTGCGCCTTGTAGACATGCACCAGACTGACAGCGTGTTGCGCGTACTGGGCAAACCCATCAGCTTCCATGAAGTGAGACGCGCCGATCTTCCTCCAGCTATATTGAGTCAGTGGCCTGAAGCAACGGGTGGCGAGGCTGCTAAGGTGCAATTCAATATGAAGACCCAAGCTGGGCACGATTCTTTTCAGCACATCAAGGCTAGTGATGTTACCGAGTGGTCTTTCGGCTACGATGCCATCAACCCCGACTTCTCCAAGATGACGAAAGACGGACAGGACATCGACGTGCGCAATCTTCGTGAGATCAAATTGTACGAACTCAGTCCAGTCTTGTGGGGCCTCAATCCTGCCACCGCTACCGTCGCTGTCAAGTCCGGTCCTAGTGAGGGCAAGCCATACGCCATCTTCCAAGTAGGAACTGCGGCACAGCCCTACTGCATCTACAAGCACGATGAGGAAGGCGAACAGGTAGGAAGCACTTTGGGCTGTCACGAGACCGAAGAGGCAGCCAAGGAACAACTAGCGGCTCTCTGGGCGTCTGAAGACGGCAAGGCGGCCAAGGAGAATCTGACGGAGGCCGTTGACCGCGTGGCCACAGCTTTCCGTGAACAGTACAACCGCCCCAACGACTTCCGCTATTGGGTTCGAGAAGTGCATGATGAGTTCATAATCGCGGAGGAGGAAACGAATGAAGGAACAGTTAGTTGGAAAGTCTCATATACGGCTACCGATGAGGCAGTGACATTCGCCCCATCTGGCGAGTGGATAGAGGGAGCATTCATCTTCGTTCCTGGTGTCACCGCCAAGAAAGAGGACAGAACCGAAGCTCACGCCAAGTTGGTCGATGTTAAGGCCCTCAAGGCGCAAGCCCAGCAAATGCGCGATATTCAGTCCGCAGCAGCGGAACTCCAGGAAATCGTGCAGGATGCACCACTGGCGGACGGACCAGAGTCTCCGCCGAAGTTCAAGAGTATCGGCGAGTTCTACGGGGCTGTTCACTCCACGCTCTTCCAGGGAGCATACGACCCCAGACTGAGTATGCACACCGACAAGGAACCCAAGACAGGGCGCGCTACTAAGTCGGGATGGGCTGAGTCTGGAGCCGAGTCAAAGCAGATGGTGGAAAACGTCGGCGCGGCCGGCGGGTTCCTGGTGCCTGTGGAACAGATCACAGAGTTGTACCAGTTCCCGGCACCGGAGATCGTCGTTCGCCCGCGCTGCACGGTTATCCCGATGCGGCGGCGTCAACTGCAAATCCCGGTGCTCGATCAGTCCGGCACGGCCGCTGGCCAGCCGCACTGGTTTGGGGGTGCGCTCGCCTACTGGACTGAGGAAGCGCAACTGAAGGACGAAACGAGACCTGTGTTCAAGCAGGACGAGTGGGTAGCGCACAAGCTCGCTCTTTACACCGAGGCGAGTGATGAACTTCTCGATGACTCAGCGGTACCGCTGGAAGGGTTGCTCAACAACATCTTCCGCGCGGCCATCGCCTGGTACGAGGAGGATGCGTTTATCGTTGGCACTGGTGCCGGGCAGCCCTTGGGGATCGCCCACGTCAACTGTGGTGCCACAATCGCTGTTCCGCGTGCTGTCGCTGGAGCCATCGGCTTGGCCGATCTAATCAATATGCTCGAAGCCTATGGTGGTGGAAATGCGGGAGTCTGGCTATGCAATCGTGCTGGCCTCTCCAATCTCATGCAGATCGCTGGGCCGGCAGGCAACCCGTCCTACGTGTTCATGCCGAACGCGCGCGAGGGAATGCCCGCCACCCTGTTTGGCTATCCGCTGATCTTCAGCGAGCACTGCCCGGCCCTGGGTGTACGGGGCGACATCATCCTGGCTGACTGGCGCTACTACGTGATCGGCGACCGACAGGCAACGACCGTGATGGCCTCAAAGCACTACAAGTTCCGCTACGACATCACATCGTGGGTCGCTGTGCATCGGGTAGATGGGCAGCCGTGGCTGAATGATCCGCTGACGCTGAAGGACGGAACGACTCAGATTTCGCCCTTCGTGGTACTTGACTCAGCGGTGACTTCGTAGGAGGTATGGAAATGAGCTACTGCGAACGTTTCACCGAAGTTCACTATCCGCTGGGGCGCATCGACCCGGTGGCTGACGGTACACTCGTCACGCCCTGGGTTAGCCTGAGCAACTATCATCGAGCCGTTGTCATCGTGTGGACTGGCAACCTGACAGGCACACTGGACTGCCAGCTCTGGCAGGCTCAGGACGCTGCGGGGACAGGTGCTCAGATCATAGTGGGGAAGGCCATCACCCAGCTCACGGCTGCGGACGATGGTGTGCTCGTTGCTATCGAGCTTCAGACCGAGGAGTTAGACGTTGACAATGCATTCTACTGCATACAGGCCGTTACGGTCTCTGGTGGGCAGCGGGATACATACGGCGTTCTGATTCTCGGCCTAGAGCCGCGCTGTGCTCCAACGCCGGTAGTCAACTGGGACGAGGTTGTACCGTAACACAATCAAGTGGCGGGGTAGTCAGCGCGATGCCCCGCCACACCCAATGCTATGCCAGTCTGGGTGCAGCTACGACGTAAGAAGCGGCTGGATGTGGCCGGTTCACCGCGTACCTTCTATCCTGGTGACTGGGTACAGGTTGGGCGACAAACGGGTCGGCGCTTCATCCTTGATGGTGATGCAATCGCACCAGACGAGCAGATCAAGTCACTCAATAGCACGGATGTAGGTGTGCTTGTGACTGGAGGCCCTAGTGACGCTGGCCGAGATGTTGGGGCAAAGCTCGGTGTGCCCATCGAGTTCAATACCCCTTCCTGCCGCTGGGCGAGAACATGCTGCTATGATGCACGTCTGACGCTAGTGCGCCCAGGGTTGATACCGGTAGGGTTTGAGCTACTGGAAAGATGGCAGGTTGCCGTCCCACTGTGGGATTACAAGGTCTTAGCCCAGGACGTAGGGACGGAAGACGAGCGAGAGCGAACACTGCAAGTGATTCGTGACTTGCGCGTGCCGCTGTACGATACCAGGCTGGTATTCCTGCGGGAATGTACCGAATCCCGCGCTCTAGTGGCACAATGGATGGAAGAACGAATGGATAGCACTGAAGATAGGCTGGCCTTTCTGCGGGCGTTGTATCAGGTCAAGCCCTTGGTCTTAGCTCTGCCGTGTACCTGGACACTGGGGCCGCAGTATCAGTGAACGGTGCCATTTATGTGGCAGTAGGTCCGAATGCAGTCAATCAGGCACAGGAGAGCATCACGGTACTCAAACAACAGAATTCTGGTTTGCCAGTGGCGGTCATTGGTGACTTGGTACGCAAGGGCGTGACCAACATTCCTTTTGTCCAGCCTGGCCCTGGTGCTCGGTGGGCAAAACTGCATGTGGACCTGCTCTCGCCTTGGTCTAGCTTCTGCTACCTAGACGCGGATACGAGACCGCACGCAGGGCTTGGGGTTGGATTTCGTATTCTAGCTGATGGTTGGGATATGATCATCACAGCTAGTGCCTCCCAAGCTGGGATGCTTCTCTGGCACATCGGGGAAGGAGATAGACTAGCTACATTCGCTGCGCTTGGACACGAAGACCCCCTACAGCTTCAGGCAGGGGTTTTCTGGGCGCGGAAATCTCGGAAGTTGCATCGGTTCTTTGAGGCTTGGCGCGAGGAATGGAAACGATATTCAGATCAGGATCAGGGGGCTTTCTTGCGGGCACTAGCGAGAGTGCCCCTTAAGCTATGGCTATTCGGTAGACCGTGGAATGGTGGCGAGGCGATAGAGCACTTGTACGGACAAGCGCGATGAATGTCAATATAGTCTGCACCAACAACGGCCCCGATCACGTACTGTGGCGGCTCGCCCAAACGCTGGCCGACCAGACTGGTTGGACTCTCTCGCGCACGCCTAATGGTGGAGCGGACTTCAACTATTGGATACTCTACATCAGCTTCGCTGAGAAGTGGTCTGATTGGCGTCAGACCCCGGTAGGGGCCTGGTTCTCGCACTTCGAGAGAGGTACGCCATTCAAGGAGTACTGGTGGGAATTGGCGGCAAGTGTCCTCGGCTTGCGAATCACATGTGCCCCTCAATACTTGTCTCTACTTGACAGCTTCGGGCGGTCTGCTATTGCACGACCTCCCATCGACCCCATCTTCCAACCCAAAGGGAAGAAAGCAAAGCATGACACTCCGCTTGTTGGGGTGAGCGGATACGTAGACAAGAGCAAGCGCAAAGGGGAGAAGCTGGTCGCGCAACTGTCCGGGTCAGACCTGGATATCGAATTGACAGCAACCGGGCGCGGCTGGCCTTGTCGCACCAATGAGATGAGATTTGCAGAGTTGCCTCAGTTCTACAATGATATTGATGTGCTCTTGTGCCCTTCACTCCAAGAAGGCATACCATTGCCACCACTGGAGGCCCTAGCGTGTGGTACGCCTGTCGTCATTCCTGAGGCAGTGGGGTTGCTTGATGATCTACCAGACATTCCCGGTATCTATCGTTACCCGGCCGGCAACTATGGCGAGATGGAAAGTGCAGTGCGGGCAGCGGTCAAGAAATCCTACAAGCGCGATGCTTTGATTGAGGCTGTGGCGGAGTACACACCAGAGAACTGGGCAGCGGATCACGAAAACGCCATTGCGCTTGCACTGACGATGGGCACGGCACCAAGGCTGGAGAGCGACCGACATGGATTGAAAGGGGTGTACTACGTAGCCTATGGCGATCCGGCTCGTCAATGTGCCCAGGCGTCTATATCCTCGTTCAAGGAACACATGCCCGATATACCAGTCATGCTCGCGGCAGAAGAGGGCGGTCTTGGCGAAGACTTGCTCGCTGAATGCGAAGATAGGGACATTGGCGGGCGATATGCCAAGACCCTCATCTATGATCTGGCACCGAAGGAATGGCAATACATCATGTACCTTGATGCCGATACCGAAGTCATCGCCAACATCAACTTCCTCTACGAAGCGTTGTCTGATGGATGGGACATGGTGATCTGCAAGAATCCGGCCAAGTTCCACATAGCGAGTCGCATGAGGCGCAGTGATAATAAGGATGAGTGCGCGATCACTTTTGACTTCCTCGGTACTGAGGAGTTGATCCAGCTCAATGGTGGGGTGTTCGCCTTTCAGCGAAACGAACGAACACGCGCCTTCTTCCATTCCTGGCACGAAGAGTGGCAGAAGTTCTGCAAGCGAGATCAGGCTGCCCTACTTCGAGCCTTGTGGAAGCACCCGATCAAGTTCTTGGTCCTAGATAACTATCCGTGGAACCTGATCACTCGTTATGATGACAGAACTGCCGATGCTTGCATTCTGCATCGGCCCATGACTGCACGTAGATGGCGAGGCACGGTCAGCCAGAGATCGGATAGTACAGAGGCATGGGCAACGGTCAAGAAATGGGAGCAGGCCCAGGGGAAATGAAGGTCAAGAAACGGCCAAAGCCAGTAGATATGATCATAGACCGAGGTGTGCTATACCTAGTTCAAGGGGGTCGGCGCATAATAGTGCATCCTGCGATAGCCAAACACAAACCATATCGAGATGCCTATCGCAAGTTGTTCGGCAAGCTGGGCTACTTCCCCTTGGATGGCAAGTACCACTTCACCGGCAAGAAGATGCGGAGAGTCAAGTCGTGAAGCTCGCAATCATCTGCCCTATCGGCCCGCTTGATAAGTACGGCTATGGGCATGTGGCTGCTGATTGCATTGCGAGCATGGTAGACTTCGCTGATCATGTTTTCCTGATGCAGTCTGCACGCGACCAAAAAGGGAATGGGTTGATTCCCAAGGATGGGCATATAACCCTCATATCGGATGAACGGACGTGGTTTGCCGGTGGTTTCGATGCTCAGAAGGTGATGGACAACGCAGACCTTGGGGCTGACTTGGCTGATGGCTACGACGTGGCGATGTGTATGATGCTTAACTGGTATGTACCGCCGCAGAATACGTTGCGCCAAGCCTGCCAACGAGTCGCGGGATCGAAGGCGGGCTGGGGCTGGCTCTATCGACGTGACCAGCTAGGGATGCAAATGTTCCACGCCAATACCAGGCTGCCCTGGATCGTTGCCTTGAGACCGAACAGGTGGCACTTCGCCATTGATTCTGTCAAGCGCGATAGCCTGGCGATTCCTTGGGAGCGGGGCGATTGGCCTGAGCATAATCAAATGAGCGTGGTTGATCTCCAACTGGAGATGACGCGAGAAGAGATGCAAGAGCGTTTGGAGTTCGTGCGCTTTCATAAGGACTTAATGCCCAAGAGGCCGGATCATTTCGAGTGGGACTATTGGAGACGATACTACGTAGCGAAGTACAGTAAGAAAACGAAAGCATCTGACAAGCCGATTGGGGCTGGTATGGTCGTGGCCACCAACCCTAGCTTCGTCAGTCGAGAGATACTAGCATCTCTCGACCGGCATGAGGTAGACGAGCTATAATGAATGACCGGGAGCAAATCATAATCATCGGTGCGTCTGGTCATGCCAGAGTCGCCATCGACATCGTACAACGTGAAGGTAAGTACGACATCGCCGGCCTCTTGAATCATACAGCGAATGAACAGGTGTTGGGTTATGATGTCTTGGGTCGAGAGGCTGATCTACCACTGGTGGCGAAGGACTATGCCTTGAAGGGTGCGCTGGTAGCGATTGGTGACAATGCCGTGCGGGCTGAGGTAGTCGCTCGCGTACAGGCACTATGCCCTGATCTTCCCTTCATCATCGCGGTACATCCCAGCGCAACCGTCGCGTCGAATGTGCTGCTCCGTGAGGGCACAATCGTGATGGCCGGTGCAGTGGTGAATCCGGGTTGTACTATAGACCGTTTCTGCATTCTGAATACCGGCTCATCTCTTGACCACGATTCAACGATGGCTGAGTTTGCCAGCCTTGCGCCGAGAGTAGCCACAGGCGGGCACTGTTCAATCGGCGCTTATTCTGCCATAGGCATTGGAAGCACACTCATCCAAGGCATCGAGATCGGCGTGCATACCATCATAGGGGCTGGCTCAACAGTTCTTGAAGATGTGGGATCGTTCAAGGTGGCCTACGGAACGCCCGCGCGGGTAGTCCGGCAGAGGAAGATGGGAGATACGTACTTGCTGGGTCGTCCCCTGCGCCAGATAGATGAAGGGCTTTGCCGCTCCTTCATCTCTGGCAAGACGGTACTAGTGACTGGTGCGGCCGGGTCCATCGGTAGCGAATTGTGCCAGCAATTGGCGCGCTATGGAGCAGGCAAAGTGCTGGCACTCGACCGAGAAGAAACCGGTCTCTATAACTTGGGCCTAGATTTGCAGGATACTGGATGCCCATTTGCTCTCATCATTGGGGATGTGTCTGATAGAGAACGAATGAAGACCGTCTGGAGCTTGCATCAACCAGAGATAGTCTATCACTGTGCTGCCTACAAGCACGTTCCCATGATGGAAGACTGCCCCAGCGAGGCAGTCAAGGTCAACGTTCAGGGATTGCATATCATAACTGCCCTAGCTCGGAAGTGGGGAACGAAGCACTTCGTCTTCATCTCTACTGATAAGGCAGTCTGCCCGACTGGTATTATGGGTGCCACAAAGCGCCTTGGGGAACTTCTTGTCTTGACACAGCAGAAAGTGACTCGGAACAAGACGCGGTTCTCGGTCGTGCGATTCGGCAACATACTCGGCAGTCGTGGTAGCGTAGTACCGGCCTTCGCCCGCGCAATCGCAAGGGGTGGTCCAGTCCTAGTAACTGATCCACAAGTCAAGCGTTTCTTCATGAGCGTCAGCGAGGCTGTCAGCCTAGTGATCCAATCGGGGCATTACGGGATCGGTGGCGATCTCTTCACCTTTGATATGGGCGAACTGATGAACATCACGGAACTGGCAAGCAAGATGATCGGGCAGCAAGACATAGAGATCAGTTATATCGGGCTAAGGCCAGGCGAGAAACTAGCAGAAAGGCTATTCTGTCCGCCATACGAATCTCTCGAATCCACGCCTTGGCCTACGATCATGCGTGTACGCAACATAGATGAGTCGTTTCGCACAGCACCAGACATTGACTACAAGCAGTTGATCAGACTGGCACGCCAAGGCAGGGATGATGAAGTGAGAGACTGGCTCATGGCGGTGGTGCAATTCTCCTGTCTTGAGGATTGCATATATCGGGATGCGGAGACGCTAGAATGAGGCCCCTCAAAGTTGCCCTAGTACATCGTGGACACTGGTATCGGTATGAACGCATCGACGGCCAGTTTGCCTATCCGGTACCTGAGTTCACTTGGACACATCACGAGGTGGACAAAGCATTCACAGTGAACTTGGATGAGCTAGGTGTAGATGCGGTCTGGTGGGACGAGGCCAAGCACAAAGATGATAAGTGCCGCTTTCTGCCGGTGAAAGGCAGGGATCGCCATACGCCTTTGATCTACTACTGTCTGTATCCTACGTTGACCATGCACCACTTTCGTTCGCGTACAATACGAGCCAAGCGGTTTGCAGATGTGGTGTGCCTAGAGCACGATGATCTCGAACGCTGGCACGGCTTGAATTGTGGTATCTATCGACTGGCCTATTCGGTGAACGAGAATCTTTACAAGCCCGCAGCTAAGACAGTGGATGTGGGGTTCTATTGTTTCCACGGCTATAGCCCGGAACGGCCGGCGATGGCCCAATGGCTCGCGGACTTCTGTCAACGCAAGGGCTACAGCTTCTTGACGAACGAAGGACATGAAGGACGAGACTACCCGCAATGGTTGGCGAAGACGAAAGTGGTGATACACCTTAACCGCACACGTCGCACACGACCGCCACGCATCTTCGACGTGGCTGCGAGCGGGGGCGTGCTCTTATCTCATAGAATGCCGGAAGTGAGCGGGGAACGCTGGGAACCAGGAGTCCACTACATACCCTTCGATAACCCGCCCCCGCCGGATGAGATGCAATCAAGGGATCATACAGACCATCGCCCATTCAGTGATACAGATTGTGGAGAACTTATCGCTGGCTTGGAGTGGTTGTTGGATGAGGGGAACTGGGAAACAGTAGCAGCGCAGGCCAGGGCCTACGTCTTGAAGCACCATACCTGGAGGGTACGCGCCAAGGAATTGCATCGGATTTTGTTGGGGGCATTCCCACACTTAGGGCAAAATCAATGATGGTATTCGAGCACCTAGCACAACTGGAACGTGAGACTCTGAAGGCTGACGGGGATTTGCAGCGTTACTACCTGTGGCCACGAACACCCATCGGTAACCTGCAAGCCGAGATGTGGCAGCGCGTTGGGGTGAGCGATCTTGTCACAGATGATCCGAGTAGCCGAACATACAAAACACTCGCGCTCTTAGAAGGGTTGGTTTACAACCGCCTGATTGCAGATGACTTCACCTTTCTTGATATCTGCTGCGGGGATGCGGTGATTCTACGTGCGATTGCAGAAGCGTATCCAGAGGCACATGTGTATGGCGTTGACCTGAACGCGAGAAAGTTGTCGGCTCATACGGAAGCGATGGCGGCTGGCGTGCATCTGTGGATGACGCCAATTCAATCACTGTTTGCTGTAGACTTGCCTCAGCCAATAGACGTGGCGATGATGCTCAATACGTACTGGGGCTGGGACAAAGCTGATTTGCTGAATGGAGAGCGTGATCTGCCAGTGCAGGCCGATGATTGGTTCCGCCGCAACGCACGCTTCGTCATTCTGACGGTGACAGAAAAGCAAATCTTCGCCCTGCAAAACAAGGGTTTCTGGATAACGCGGATTGGCCGAGGCGAAAGCGGGAGCACGATGATCGTCATGTTCCCTTGTGAGTCAACGGAAACGGAGGGGCTATGGAGCGCAGCGCGGAAACGGTGATCGTGATGCCCACGCTCGATTTGCAGGCCGCTGCTAAGACGATGCAGCAGGCGCGAGAGACAGCGGGTATACCAACGGCTGCGGTGCTGATCAGTGACCAGGAGCGGCGTGGCGCGGTCTTCGTCAACAATGTGGGCTTCGAGGCAGCGTTGGCATGGGGAGCACGATACATCGTCTATCTGAATGATGATTGCCGCTGTGAGCAGCAGGGATGGCTTCGACGGCTGATTGAGGTATTGGCCTCTGATCCTTCCTTTGGTGTCGCAGCACCATCAGGGATGTGTCGAGGTGGCCCACAGATGATGGGCAAGCCCGGTGAACCGCCAGGCTATGAGATCGTGGCGCAACCATTGGCCTGGTTCTGCGCGGTATGCAAACGCGAAGTCTTTGAAACAGTAGGGTTATTCGACTCCACCCTGATCCACTACTGCGATGAGTCGGACTTCGAGATGCGAGCGCGCGAGGAGGGATGGAAGTCAGTCTGGGTGCGGGATGTCTATGTGAATCATGCTGTGGGCATACCAATCGCCGAATGGTGGGAGGCCGACAAGAGACTCTACAACCAGAGGTGGGCCAAGCGATGAGCAAGAGTCGAAACGAACTCTCGCAGATGACGCAGGCGGAACTGAAGGACTGGTACTGGAAGGACTTGGCGTTTCAGGAGGCCAAGTTTGGCGAAAAGCTAGGTGCCCGTCGCTTTCCAGTCGAGCCTACGCCACTAGCGTACTATACCGAACAGATAGAGACAGGGCAACCATTCACTTTCCAGCGTTATGGAGATGGTGACTGGAATTGCATTCAGCGTCGTCATGGCTTCGGTGATATTGACGCGCTTCGTCCTGGGCTACGCACAAGCATCGTGAATAGCCTAACACATGCCTATAGAGATGAGCGATATATGATGTCCATCTACGTGCAGAACTTTGCGATAGATGGGCTTGACTGGCTAGAAGAACATGTACCCAATATGCGCTGGCATGACGAAGCTGTGTTTGGCTACGCGAGCCGCGATGGACAACTATACCCGTTCATCAAGGCCATACGCGAGTTGGATGTTCCTATCGTGATCGTTGGACCACCTATGCTGCGCGCGTTCAACGCATTCAATGTAGCCCGTTTTGTAGAGGTCTCGCCAGTGCAGACCTCGGCGGCAGATACGTATTCTTGGAATGATTGGCAGCGCGTAGTGCGAGAATGTCTGGAGGTATCGGGGCCTGCTTTCTTCACCTTCTCGATGGGATTAGCGACGAAGGCCGTAATATGGGAGCTGTTCGGCAAGATCGGCCAACAGAGCTGGCTGTTGGATGTGGGCAGCTTGTGGGACGTATATGTAGGTGATCGCAGCCGCAAGTACCACTTCGTGATAGATGAGGCTGTTATCAAAGCCAACTTGGGAGATACACAATAACATCAAGGCATTCTCGGTACTGATATGATTGAACGTGATGAAGCCGTAGCACGTGGCCTGGGAATCATCGGGCGTGGCAAGCTACTGGTTGAAGAATTGGAGTGGCTCTACGACCTGGCCAAGCGTGCCCCAGAGGGATCAGCGGTAGAAGTGGGACCGCTCTGTGGTCGTAGTCTAGTGGCATGGGCATACGCCAGAGAAGGGCGCGGTACCATCTATGCCGTTGATAACGTGATAAGGGATTGCTTGGCAAAGAACATCGCTGCTCTTGCATTCCCCATCACGCTCATTTGCAAGGAATCGTGGGAAGCAACTACCGAAATCCCTGATTCGCTCGCGTTCTGTTTCATTGACGCTGATCATGGAATTGACGGGTTTCCGAAAGACATCCTGCCGTGGGCTGCTAAGATGATACCTGGCGGAATCATTGTCTACCACGATTATGATGTCTGGAAACCCACAGTCGTTGTGAAGCGATATGTCGATGCCTTGCAGTCATTGGTGGGATGGAAAGACTTGGGAGCTGTACGAAGCGCGAAGGCATTCCAGAGGCCATTATCAGATGGATGATAGCGAGGAAGCATGAAAATAGCAGTCTGCACAGCAGCCTCCGGTAAGAAGCACCAGAGCTGCCTGCCATTGTTCGCTCTCTCCTTGCGCGTGAGCTACCCGGAGTATGCACTGCGCTTGTTCTCGGTTGGTGAACTAGACGAACCTGTGAAGGCTGCGCTTGAGATGGTCGGTGGTGCGAACGTTGTGCTAGATGAGCGCGAATTCGTGGGCTATTGCGACCAGCCACGCATCGGGGCAGTTGCGCGTTTTCTGGTTTTCACTCCAGCGCGGTGGGAGCGGTTCTTCAGTGAGTTCGACGCCGTCTATATCACGGACTGCGATATGTTCATCGCACGCGAAGAGCCACCACTGCACGTTCAGCATACAACGCATTGTGAGGCCATAGGCTTGCCCTATTCTGACCTGATACGAAGTTGCCACTGCCGCTGCATGACCGGCCTGCTGTTCTGTCTGCCTGAGTTCCAGAAACAAGTAGCTGAGACGTGTGAACGGTTTGACGCGATCATACGCACCGAAGGTTTATACGGTCTTGGCACTCCGGGTCACATTCAAGATGAATGGATGTTGCGCGAGATGGTGGAGCAGGCAGGTATCGGTTTGCCGCCACAGTGGGAACAAACCAAAGACCCGTCAAAAGGCGTGGCGATGGGTGAGCCAGTGAACTGCAAGCAGGCTTGGTTTCGCCCTTGGCATGGCATCAATCTAGGCTGGACCAAACAGGTGGGCGGGCTGGCCTATGCCAAGCAGACCATACAGGAGCAGCCATCAATCGCAGCGGCGATGAGGCACCTGATGTTGCTATGGAAGCATCCCGACTTTCAGGTTGCCTATGATGTATTGACGCTATCTAACAAAACAGCATTAGACATCTGGCAGGAAGCATACGATCAAGTGCGGAGCGAGCAATGAAAGTACCATTTCTTGAATCACCGACCCACCCCGACTATCGGCACAATTGCTCAGGTGTAGCTCTGTGGAATCTATGCTTGATGCTGAAACCAACCTATGTAGTAGAGCTCGGCACCTGGCAAGGTACGTCAGCGATGCTAGTCGCTAAATACCTGGAAAAGCATCGGGATGATCAGGGTGCAATTGTCACGGCAGACGTGGTGACACACCTTTTCGTAGAAGAGCACCCATTGGTTGAAAAGGTGCAGGTCTACCCGCACACAGAACATGGGTTGGAACAGGCACCCTGGGCAACCGAGCGATTCCGGCGATCAGATTGGAAACGCGGACTAGATGATTCGGTCACACTCAACACGGAATTGATACTGAAGGCATTGCGAGCACGCGGTGGTCAGCTATTCGATTTGGCCTACGTGGACGGCGATCACAGCGAGGAAGGCTTGCTACGTGATCTGGAGATTGTCAAGCAGGTCACGGCACCACCACACTATGCCCTGCTGGACGACGTATACCGGAACTACCCAGCGGCGAAGTTATATCAAGAACAGTTGCGCGACTTATACAACCATTACGACTTCGATGATGGAGGCTGGGAAGCCTGGGAGACCTGGCTTGAACCGCGCCCAGCGGTATGTACGATGCCCCGCATGGCGCTGGTTTGGAGTGACGAATGATACCAATCTTCTCTAACACTCTAGGTGACGAAGAACTGCAAGCGGTGGAGCGCGTATTCGCCAGCCGATGGCTTGGTCGAGGCCAAGAATGTGCCGGTTTCGAGAGTGAGTTCGCGGCATACCAGAAGACAGATGCGAGTCAAGTCTTGCTATGCAACTGTTGTACTTCGGCCATACACATTGCCCTGCGTGCGCTTGGGGTTGGGCCGGGGGCTGAGGTGATCGTACCGACAGCGCACTTTGTCTCTGCGGGCACCCTACCGATGGAGCTTGGTGCTCAAGTGGTATTGGCCGACGTAGACGCACGCACGCTCAATGTCAAGCCCGCAGAGGTTGAGCGGTTATTGACGAAGCGCACGCGGGCGATCCTCTTGTTGCATTATGGCGGACATCCGTGTGATGTTGACGCGATTCGTGAGATCGTAGATGGTCGCGCGGCCATTATCGAAGACGCTGCCAATGCTGTAGCGTCCACCTATCACGGCCTCCCTTGCGGCACGTTAGCTGACGCAGGGGTGTGGTCATTCGATGCAATGAAGATATTGGTGATGGGCGATGGTGGAGCACTGTGGATGCGGGACGATGTTGCTCTGAAAGCGGCTCGTAGTATGCGCTACCTGGGCCTGAAGCGAGGCACGGCTAGTGGAACTGATGCAGCACACGCCGGTTCACCGCGCTGGTGGGAGTTCACCGTCGAGACGCCATCGGGTCGGTTCATCTCTAATGATATACTGGCTGCGATTGGGCGCGTGCAACTGAAGAAGCTCGACCAGTTCATCTCCCGGCGGCACGAGATATGGGACACATATCAGCGTGAATTGGCAAGTTGTCCACTTGCGCTACCGCCTGAACCGCTGGCTGATTGCACCACATCGTACTATATGTATTGGGTCCAGACCTCCCGACGCGATGATCTAGCGGCATTCCTACGTGAGCAGGGCATATTCTACACGACCTTCCGCTACTGGCCTCTGCATCGTGCTATACCAGGGTTCGATGGAGAGTTCCCTGGCGCGGATGAAGCCGCAGATACCACGCTATGCCTGCCGCTGCATCAGAACCTAACGGATGCGGACGTGGAAGAGATCATTGGCTGCGTCAAGGACTTCTTCAGATGAGATTGGATATTGGCAGCGGGCCGAAGAGACGCGCTGGCTACTTCACCGTTGATCTATACTGCCCAGAGGCAGACTTTCAAGTTCCGGCACACGAGTTGCCGCTGGAAGACGGGACAGTGGACGAGGTTTTCACTTCGCACATGATTGAACATCTATTGCCGCAGGAGTTCGCACTAGCATTACGGGAATGGTATCGAGTTCTCAAGCTAGGTGGGAAGTTGATAATCTGCTGCCCGAACTTCGAGCGGTGGATGCTAGACTGGTGTTCAGGTAATGATGAGTATCGCTGGGGCACGGCATTGAACGGCATCTTGGGCAATCAAGAGAGAGGTCCAGGTCATTGGGTTCATAATGCCTTCAACCCGCAGCGACTAGGCACGCTGGTAGCACAAGCGGGGTTTACGGTACTGAAAACAGAAGCAGTCCCGACGCGAGCGAGTGACCATCCACCGATTGATTCTATTGGTTGGGAAGTGTGGCCAGTACCAGAGCCGAATGATGATCCACGTAGGGTGGCGCGACGGTACAAGACGCTTTGCCACCGATGGTTTCCTGACACTGATGTGTGGCTTTGGTTGGACGGAGCCGTGCAACTTCAAGTGCCACCGGAAACGGTTGTTGAGGCTTTCCTAGACGGTGCCGATATTGGGGCCTTTCGCCATCCGAGCCGGGATTGCGCCTATACCGAAGCTATCAGATGTATCCAGAAGGGCAAGGATACCCAAGCTATTCTCAAGGGACAGATGGCAGCAATGCGTCACACCCAGTTTCCATCTCATTGGGGATTGGTAGAGACTGGCTTGATAGCTAGGCGCAACACAGCGGCGATCAAGGCGCTCAATGAGCGGTGGTGGCTGGAGATTGAGAGGTATAGCGTGCGAGATCAAATTAGCCTGCCGTTCGTCTGTTGGCAACGCGGGATTGAATTGCAGGCGATGGCCGGCAGTTTGGTAGACCATCCGTGGATTGACTACCGCTCGCACGCGGGGAGGTAACATGGCAGACTACGCAACGCTGGTGGAACTGAAGGCCGAGATCAACATGACGGGGGCTGGTGATGATGCCACGCTCACGCGGCTACTGACATCTGGGAGCAGGGCGATAGACCGCCACTGTAATCGCTTGGATGGGTTCATAGCTCTTGAGGATGCCGAAGCCCGATACTATCCTGGTACTGGATTCAGTTGGCTGCGGATTGACGAATGCACGGAAGTCACGTTGGTCGAAGTCAAGGACTCTCCAAGCGACACGACATATACGGCCTGGACTAGTCCCTCTGCCGATTACGCAGGAGATGGTGATTGGTTGTTGGCGAAGGGCGCACCGGGCAATCCGGTATTCAGCCGCACGCCCTACGACTTGCTCATCTGCGATCCGAATGGCACTTATGCCGCGTTCCCTTCTGGACGGTACACGATGAGCCGGGCTAACACCCCGCGCAACACAGCTATCAAAGTACCAGTGGCGAAGATCACAGCGAAGTGGGGCTTCGCCACGACTGTACCAGATCAGATCAAAACCGCTTGTATCATGCAGGCTGCGAGATGGTACAAGAGACTGCAAAGCTCGATGGCCGATACCCTGGCGAGTGGAGAACTGGGGCAACTACTCTACACCAAGAAGCTAGACCCAGACGTGGCGTTCATCCTACAGGAGGGGCGATTCGTGCGCCCTGCTATCGGGATATGATCGATGTAGAAGTTACAGGCGAGAAAGAGACGGCGCAGGGACTCGAAAAGATCGCTGATGGCATGACTGGCGTTCTGGTGAGTGGAATGCGGGAGTCTACTGCATATCTAACCGCACAGGCGAAGGCGGGGTTGATAGGCTATCAATCGCCGTCGGTCGGAGGGGTGGATACTGGCAGACTGCGGGCAAGTATCACACCGTCGGTTTCTGCTGGTTCCAATATCGTACAGGGTGTAGTGGGTAGCAATCTGGACTATGCGCCCTACGTGGAACATGACACTAGGCCCCACTGGCCGCCGATAGATGCCCTACAACTGTGGGCTGAGAGACACAATACATCGGCTTTCTTGGTTGCCAGGGCCATCTCCCGACGGGGAACGAAGGGGAAGAAGTTCTTGGGTAGGGCCGTAGACAAGGGTATAGGCAAGGTGGCCGGATTCATCGGGAACGCCATCGGAAAGCTGTTGACGAGGAAGTGACATGGCGATCACCTTTCACGCGATACTGGACGCGATAGAGACTACTCTGAGCGCAGCCCTGACTATCACGCGCTCGCAGACATTCGATGAATTGACCGAAGGCATCAACTCTGCTGATACGCCCTTGCTCCAGGTCTATCCCGAAGCCTTAGAGCCGAATGTGAGTGCTGGCAGTCAGACAGATAAGCTGACGCTGGGCGGTGATCCGCCGGTGAGGCGCGAAGTGTACGTAGTCTTCGCTGATTACTATGCTCGTCAGAGATCGCACATCGGAGAGGACATGGGTGCGTTGGTCGGCGGGATAGACGCGATGACGACCGTGCTAGAAGCCCAGACATGCAAGAATCCATTCGGGCTTGACGAAGGGAATGTGCGGTCGTTCCAATGGGGCTGGCGACGAGTGGTTTTCGAGTATGCAGGAGCGCAGTTCATAGGCGCGCGGTGCACTATCACGCTGGAGGTGTTCTAATGCGGTATCGAGTCTTGAATCCGTTGGCAAATGGGCAGCGGCCAGGCGAAGTGCTCAACATGATAGTGCCGCCTGTTACGCTCGAAATCTTGTTGCGGAAGGGTGACATAGCACCTATAGCCACGCCACCACTGACTGTTTTGCCAGGATGGAAGGTGCGGGCACCGAAGCTGGCCACTATAGGAGTGGAAACCGTTGAGCAATTCCTGGAGACTGACCGGGAGAAGATAGCTGAGGTCTGCAATGTCAAGCCACAAACAGCGGTGCGATGGGGCAAGGAATTGGAGGGGCTGCTATCAATAGAGATAAGACCACGAACGAAACGGGGATGAGGCAAGTAGAAAGTATTCGGTCTGAATAAGGGGGGCTAAGATGCCACAAACTACAGATGCAATTCCAAGAAGCTGTGCTATGGTGCAGATCGCTTCGGACTGCGTAACCTGGACTGATATCAGCGGGTCAACGCAGAGCTTGTCTGATGCGACTCAAGAGAGAATGATCGGGGTAGCCTACACCTTGGATGGAGATACGGCCATTGGTGGTGCTGGAAAGCGCGAGCCAATGGTGCTGAAGTTCACCATCGTTTATACCGAGAACGATGTCGAGGCTTACGACTTGGCACGAGCCATCTTCGAGGCCGAAGGCTGCGAACATCAGATGTGTGTTCGGTGGAGTCCGGGTGGAGGAGACGCGGGTGATGACATGATCACAACCGCAGATGGATCAATCCTGATCGGGTTTGAGTATCCGCCTGTTGATGCCGCTACGGCCGGCCCGATCATGACAACGTTCACGATATGGGCACCATACGTCGGCACCGAAACGCTGCTGACATAGCCAGATGATCACGATAAACGAAGACTTGAGACAGAAACACGTTGAGGCTTTTTTCGCTGCGTTGCGTGAACTGGGCGCTGATAATAAGAGCGGACCTGAGTTTGCTGGCAGTACAGTGAGAGCTGCCCTTCAGTCTGGTGTGGTTTCTGGGGCTGAAGTGGATAGCGTAGCTGAAATGAAGCCAGGCAGCGTTGCTGCCCTGTCACAAAAGATCAACGATGCGCTAAGTGAGGCTCTGGCAATCGAGGGGGAATGATTCTGGCGGCGGCCTGCTACGCGCTCGGAAAGGATCACGCTGACTTGCTGCCAGTATGTGTCGGCAAGGAGGAAGCCGAGCCGCCGCCAGAACTCACCCTCGGTCTACAGGTACGCGCGTTTCCGGGTAGCCTGCCAGAAACCGGTGGCTTACGTGATCAGCGAGCCGGCGAAATGCAGCGGGTGATACTTGCCTTGAATATCTACGATGCCTGGACGGCTTACAAGCGAGCATTGTATGGGCCTGGAGGCGATGCAATGCGCTGGGTCAAGAACAATCCTGATCAGTGGAAGCTGATCAGTGAGATGCTGAACGCCTACAAGGAATGAATCGTGGCTGATTATAACATCCAGATCACCATCAGTGCCATAGACAAGGCAACGAAGGACATCAAGGACGCCGCCAAGGCAACTGGTGATCTGAATAAACAGACGGATAAGCTAGAGAAGACTGCTGGCAAGACCAAGACCGGTATCGGAGGTCTGAGTACCGCCATCAAAGCTGCGGGCGCGGCGATCAGTATCATGGCGGTACAGAAAGTCGCCGGGGCTACCTTTGAGCTTATGAAGCTCGGTGCCCAATCCATACGCACCAAGACTGCTTTCGAGAACATCTCCGGTGGAGCAGGGCAAGCTACAGAACGCCTAGAGGCTATGCAGCGGGCCACAAGAGGCGCAATGTCCGAGCAGCAGATGATGGGTACTGCTAATCGGCTCATGCAGATGGGGTTGGCGGACAGCGCCGAAGAACTGGAGCGAGTCGTTACAATGGCGACCCGCTTGGGTTCTGCGATGGGTGTTGGGGCAACCGAGGCTGTAGAATCGTTCGCTCTGACTCTGGCAAATACCTCGATTCCCAGGCTCGATCTTTTCGGCATCAGCGCGGGCAAGGTGCGAAAGCGCATTCAGGAATTACAAGCCGCAATGCCGGGAATGGCGCGCGAGGCTGCTTTCTTCGCTGCCACGATGGAAGTTGGCGGAGAAGCAATGGCCCGGCTTGGCGATGTGGTTGAAGATGAAGCGCTCAGTATAGAGCGGTTGGAGGCAAGCTGGACAGACCTCAAAACGACTTTCGGCGAGGCTTTCGCTACACTCACCCCGCTACTGGATGCAATATCAGGTGGCTTGGGCATCATTCGTGATCTATCGGAGAAATCGGCCGACACTCGAAAGGAACAAGCTGGCTGGGTAACTACGCTACGCACGCTCTTGCCACCTCTGAATGCCGTGCTGACGGTGATCGAATGGCTTGCGCCAGCGAACGATGACCTGATTGCATCTATGGGGCAGATGCCTGATGCGGCTGATGAGTATCGGCGGTTCACCGGCGCGGCGGCTGAGGCTACAGAAGATTTGGTGGTGGCCGAGCGCGATCTGAAAGCAGAACTGAGTGACCTGGCCTCATGGATGCGTGGCCCAGTTAGCAGCGCGATGGACGATTACCGCGAGCAACAGGCGGATATTCAGCAAGAGATTGACAAGACGAATGAGAGCCTAGCAGACGCGATTGTACAGTATGGGGCGACTTCGGACGAAGCACAAGGCTACCGTGATGATTTGACTGAGCTTGAGCAGAAGATGGTTGACTTGGCCGAGACTTCGCGCCAGAAGATGCACCAACTAATCTACGATATGGCTATGGCACGAATGGCTGCCGACGGTGAGATCACAGCCGCAGAAGCCGACTTTGCCCTGGCGCTGGCCGAGCATCTGGGTCTGATTGATGAGAACACACGACGAATGGCGGAGAATATCAACACAGCACTAGATGGCTTGGCGGCCGGGGAAGGAATATCAAACACGCTCCGGGCATTGGACTCCATCGCAATAGCAGGAGAGATTGCGGCGGGTAGAGTGAGCGCAGCGACTATGCACTGGGAAGACCTGCGGCGCATCTACGGTCAGTATGGCGGGAGCTTGCCTGGTCGTCAAAGTGGTGGCCCGGTCAGCGCTGGACAGCCGTACTGGGTCGGTGAGGCAGGACGGGAACTGTTCGTGCCTCAGCAGTCTGGCAATATCGTTTCTCACGAACAGAGTACCAACTACCACTTCAGTCAGACCGTGCACACGCGCGCGAGTACACACAGCGTGATGCAGGACTTCGAGCAGACTAGGGCGCTGATGGGGGCCTGAGATGAGCGATTGGCGAATAGTAGTTCCTGATCTGGCAACAAACAAGGTGCTGAATCCTTCGGCAGAGATCGCTGGAAACTTCGCGGCCGCTGGTGGCGCTGCCGTTGTGCAATCAACCACGTATCAGAAGTATGGGTTGCGATCATATAGCGTGATCACGGCCGCCAACAACGATGGCATGACGCTGACCCTAGAAACCCTGCTGAATCTGCCCCACTATGTTACGGTGCTGGTTCGCGGGACTCTACCGGCTTCGTGGGATTGGTCTCTGGACAACGTCAACTACTATCCACCCAACTTGATTATGGAGCTAGATGCCGACTGGTCATTGTACGGCTATGCCTTCCCTGCTGTCGAGGCCATAGGTTCTACCACTCTCCACATTCACCAGAACGGGGCGGGAGCCGGGAACTTCTACCTTGACGCCGTGCAGGTAGAAGAGGATCATACCTACTGGACGACCTACGTTGACGGGGATCAGCCGGGCTGTGAGTGGTTGGGGCCACGCCACGCGAGCGCCAGCACCAGGAGTGCTCAGAGTAGGGCGGGTGGTAGACTGTGTGATCTACAGACTGACTATCACTTGGAAATTGGCGCAGCCATCGGCATCGGTCTTGCCCCGCAGAGTTTGACACTGGACACTTATGCGATTCTACCTGGCGGCGAACTGAACTCGATCAAAGTGCAGCCCCGCTCATTCAGCCTGACTGGTGTGATCCGTGGCACATCCCTAGAGAACCTACATCTTAGAGCACAAGAGCTACACTCTGTCTTGTTGTCTCACTACGTACCGCCTGATGCTGATGGGCCGCAACCTGTTCGCATCTGGTACACTGGGGCCGAAGTAGTCAAACAGATCGCGGCCCACTATGAAGGCGGGCTAGAGGGAGCAATCACCACTCAGAACCCTTGCGGGTGGCAACGGGTGAGCGTTCGCTTTCTCGCTCCCGATCCGAACTGGTACGAGATTGGCGAGAGCGCGGCCATACTGGATCACAACGACAGCGCCACCTTCCGCATAGTGGCCGGCCGTCTAAGAGATACCGGCCAGTGGGATAATCTAGGGCCGCCAGGAGCGCCAGGGACGGCAGTCTATAACCAAGTACGGGCTATCGCCGAGGATGAGACCTATCTCTACTTGGGAGGTAACTTCCTCAACTTCAACAACAACGCAAACGATGATTACATTGTACGCTACCACAAGCAGACGGGGGCGTACTCTAGCCTTGGCGTTGGCCTAACAGATAGTCAAGTCTACGCCTTGGCGGTTGGCCCGGATGGTACGCTCTACGCTGGCGGATCATTCTTGAACATAGGCGGTGTAGCCTGTAGCCGTATCGCAGCTTGGAATGGCGTTGCTTGGGCAACGTTGGGGGTTGGTATGAATGCTCCCGTTGAAGGTCTAGCTATTGGCCCTGATGGCACACTCTATGCCGGCGGCCAGTTTACTACTGCTGGCGGTATAGCTGCCAACTACGTAGCCCAATGGAATGGTGCTGTTTGGGCTGCTATGGGTGCTGGGATGGGCGGCGGCATTCCGTTCGTTCACGAAATGGCCGTGGGTTTGGATGGCATTGTATATGCTGGCGGGAGTTTCGTTACAGCCGATGGCGGTGCCGCCCTAGCAATTGCCCAATGGGATGGTGTTGCGTGGTCTGACGTCGGCGGTGGAATGGCTGATGCCCTGGTGCCGCCGGCCGAAGTGGATTCCTTTGCGGTTGCGTCCAATGGAACCCTATATGCAGGCGGCTACTTTGAATCGGCCGGGGGTGTTCCAGCGACGTATATAGCCGCTTGGAATGGTGCCGCATGGTCTGCGCTTGGTTCTGGCACTAATCAGACTGTTTTTTCCTTAGCTATCGGGCCAGACGATATGCTCTATGCGGGCGGTACGTTCACCTTGGCTGGGGGGTTGACTTTGGCTGACCGTATAGCCAAGTGGAATGGATCAAGCTGGGCACACCTAGATGCTGACTTGCCAGGCGCTTTGTGGGTATGGGCAATCCTCGCAAGCGAAGCTGATCCTATAATTCAGGCAAACTATGATCTATGGTTAGGATTCGGCACAAGCGGCGTGGGCTACTTCGCTGGCACGGTCACGGTAGACCCCGGCAGCACAGCCCCGGCCTATCCGCGCTTCGTCGTATCGCGGGCCGGTGGGACTTCGGCTATACTGGAAGAGCTGAGAAACGAGACGACCGGACGGGAGCTGCTTTTCGACTATTCGCTGTTGGACACCGAGCGCTTGACGGTGGACCTGACGCCAACCGTCAAGGGTGTGGAATCATCATACTGGAAGGATCGACTAGATGCGGTGTTCGCCGCTTCAGACTTCGGCTTGTGGGCACTTCAGCCAGGCGCTAATCAGGTGACGTGTTTTGTAGCTGAAGCTGGAGCGCCGACGGTAGAGGCTGCGCTGGTTTGGCGCACACCGTACCAGAGTGCGGATTGATGGCAGGCTCATACGAGTTCTGGTTGAGCACTGATGCAGGGGTGCGGATCGCCCTATTGGACACCGTACTAGGAATGCGGGCCAGCCGCCTTGTGAATGGCCTGGGACATCTCACGCTATCCATACCGCCCGACCTGCCAGACTCGTTTCTGAAGCCAGATCGACTCATTCAAGTATGGCGCGGGCCGACCGCGAGCAAGCTATCCCTCTGGAATGTCTACATGCTGCGCAAATGGCGCTGGGAAAGGCCGGAAGATGCGGAACAGCTCACGCTCTATGGGCCGGATATGAACGACTTGTTGCGCCGACGGATAGTAGCAGCCTTCTCCGGCACGACAGATTCCGAGAAGACAGATGAAGCTGACGACATGATGAAGAGCTTAGTAACGGAATCCCTGCTCGACACGGCCTTGCCCATACCAGCGGCCGGGACACGGGCCTGGGCCAATCTCACTGTTATGCCTGATGTCAGTCTGGGGCCGATCATCACGAAGGGTGTCTCTTTCCGTGACCTGCTAGATCAGTACGGTAGTGGAACTCTACCAGAGATCAGCCAAGCGGCGAAAGCTGCTGGAACAGACGTGTTCTTTGCTATCAGGCCGAACGTCATCACATCGAATAGCATCAACTTCATCTTCGAGACGTACACCGGACAACCGGGAATGGACGTCTCCGACCGCGTGACCTTCGCTCTGGAGCACGGCAACCTACTTGCGCCGTATCTGGAGTACGACTACGAGGGGGAAGTCAACTATGTGTACTCAGGAGGGCAAGGTGAGGACACAGGCAGGAATGTGCAGCAGGTCTACGACGCCCCGCGTTACGGTGCCTCAATCTGGAGCCGCTGTGAGGGGTTTGCCGATGCACGGGATCAGGACACGGACAACGGAGTGATCGCCACTGGGGATGCTCAACTCCGAGAAGGCAAGCCTTTGGTTCGTGCTGGCGGTTTGGCTATGGATACCAGGGGCACTCGGTTCGGGCGCGATTGGGACTTCGGCTACAAAGTCACAGCGCGATACCATACCGTGGAGTTTGATGCTATCGTGAGGGCCGTTAGTCTTGGACTAGACATTGATGGCCGTGAAACCGCGAGGGCAAGGTTGGAATACAATGCCTGAGAGCGTCAGTGATAGGACTATTCAGCGGCTCGCGGCTTTGGAGCGACGGGTGGCGATGCTTGCCAAGCCGGAAGTAGGCGGATGGCGGTTCATCGCTGGGGCGGTTCTGGCCGCCCCCGCAGCCAGCGTGATTTTCGCCGCCATACCGGGGCACTATCAGACTCTGATACTCCATCTTCTTCTTCGTTCGACGCGAGCCGCACCGAATGAAGTTGATGATGTGCGGCTGCAATTCAATGCCGATGTAGGCAACCGTTATCATTGGGGATATATGCAACGATTCGCTGCCGCATTCGGAAGCGGAGAATTGCTGAATCAAGCATCTTTAAGTCCTGGCATAGCCGAGGCTGGTGGTAGCACGGCTGGCTTTTTCTGTCCCACCATTGTCGAGGTTGTGGGCTACAATCGAGTTGCTACCAGCCACTATGCATTGAGCAGGTCCACCAACATCGGGAACGCATCTGCGGTGGCTGACTTCACTCTCACGGATCGTGGTGGTGCATGGGTTCCTCTCGCTGCGACGGCGATAACCAGCGTGACAGTGTTTTGCGGGAATGGGAACATCGACACTGGTTCAGTCTTGACCCTATCGGGGATGCTATAATGACCTGCCGAGGCCGTCCACGGACGCAGTATCAGAAGACCACACTGGTCTTCCCGTCTGACATGACAGTTGACGAGGTGCAGAAGATCATTTCGTACCAGTGGTCGCTTGCCCCTACTCAGTACGGGCCGAGTGCAGATGACGCTGGGATGGGCGACCTTGACGAACGCATAGCTATCGTACTGAACTGGAACGGCCTGACCCAAGCCTGGTACGATCAGTACTACCCCGGTACGAAGTGCTGGCCTCTAGCCTACGAGAACGACCTACAACTTGAGGGCCGGCTGCTGGCCTACGATCTGAAGCGCAAAGGACTGGTACTCGGCAACCCGTCGTCTCATTGCGAGCCGTGCGTGACGCACGAGTTCGGGGAGATCATGAGCTATGGTCTGCACAAAGGCATCGACCTCCGAGGCTCGTGGGCTGAGTGGGGGGACGAGGCACTGGCGGCCTATGATGGCAAGATTGTGTGGGCTGGCCACCTAGACAACGGACTCGGTACTCAGGTTTGGGAAGAGATCACCGTACCAGATGGGCGCAAGTTAGTACTACGCTACGGGCACCTAGTTCCTGGCAGCCCTACTGTACGGGACGGAGACGCGGTAGAGCAGGGGCAGCCTCTAGGTCAACTGGACAACTCCGGTAACTCGTTCGGCGACCACCTCCACTTCGAGATTCGTGTTCGTGACGAACAAGCGGCCGATCCAGAACCGCTCATTGACTTCGCCAAGCCCGAACCGATGGCCTACGGCATACACGGATTGGCCACACCAGATAGACCACCAAGGGATAGGTGGGA